CCTATGCGGCCTGTTGCCAAGTGATTGAATTGTCTGCTAAATCAGACCAACTTTCTGATGTGTCTGCAACTGGCGTCCAGCTTTCTGATGTATCGGGAACAGCACCCCAGCCATACCCAATGATGATGCCAGCAGCGCCAATGGACTGAACCCCAATTATCCCTATGGATATGACATTTGATACAGTGCCAACGGCGCCAGCTCCACCCACTCCAGTAATTGCTTGAAACGATATAACCTCTGCGCCGACAGTGCCAACAGCACCAGTCGCCGCATTGCCTGTAATTGCCTTGGTGCTTGTCAGGCCAACAGAGCCAACAGCAGCTGTAGACGCATTGCCTGCTAAAGCAACGGCAGCAGACTGAGTGACACTGCCAACTGCCAGGCTTGACGCATTGCCTGTAATTGCTTGAGCTGATGCCGCTAAGACCGATCCGACAGCGCCAGTGGCTGCATTGCCTGTGATGGCAACAGATACAGTTAATCCAACTGTGCCTACATTACCTGTGGCAATCGTCCCATCTTCTTGGATTGATCTGTCGGCCAGCAGCGTGCCAACGGCGCCGGTAGACGCATTGCCACTGATAACGACATTGCCTATGCCATAGACGCCAAGGCCGTAATAGCCAGAACCATAAGCAGCCATACCGCTGCCTTAGTTAAGCCAGCCTGATCAGGCCGGTGCTTGCATCATTTGTCGGCATGGTCAGCGTAAATGTTCCAGCAGTCACTGTCTGACTGCCAAAGGTGTGGACGCTGACTGCCTTGTTTGACTGAGTCGAGTTATAGATCAGGACCGCGTCAAAGGCTGTGGATAAGGTCACAGCAGAGTAGCTGATGCTGGCGCTAGGGGTCACAAAAGCCGTAGTGCCACTGGTGCTTGGCGCAGTGCCAAAGGTCACTGTGACGCCGCCTGCCGTGTAGCCTGTGCCTGACACCTCGTTTGTTGCGCTGTAGGCTGTGGTGGCCGCATTGACAGTGGCAGATGCCAAGTACAAGGCAGCCTTGAAAGTGTCGGCGGCAGTTGAGCCGCGTGTGACGCCAACGCCAAAGTTATGGTGGCCGACAAGCAGCTCACCTTTGAAACTTGTACACATTGCTTGCGTATTGGCCATGATTTATCCCTTAAATTGTTTGACTGATGCCATCAGCAAAGACACCGCGCTTGAGCGCCATATGGACAGATCGATGAACCAACTCACCAGCAAGCCAATACTCTACCCAGCTTGTTGTCTCGGTATCGGTATCAATTGAACCCTCACGCTTTTCTAGCAATGAGTCGTCCATCTCGCCCTTGGTGGTGGTAATGATCATCCAAATGTCCTTGCTCTAGCCAAGATCGCACCGCCTGATGTAGAACCACGATCATCTGCAATCTGCAACTGATCTAGTCCCGACTGGTACAGCGATGACCATACAGGTATTCTCGCATCATCCTGCAAGTATGGCGCAGCCTGTAAGAGTGAGCCATACAAGTAGACATCAGGCGCTTGAGTCAGCAGCCAGTTGGTGGTGTTTGTATTTGATAACTTAGCCAATTTTGCAAAGTAGACCAACTGAGCCTGGTATTCACCATCAGGAATTGGCAATAGTCTGAATTGACTTCCGACAATGGTGAAATACAGTGGCTTGCCGCTAGACAGATAAGTCGTGTTCGACAGCGAGTCCATTGCGTCAATGGTTTGAAATGACAAATTCGTAATTGGATTGGTGTTGAGCTTGATGGACTTAGTTTCTAAGAAGTCATCAGGCACAGTGCCATATTCAGCAGCAGCCGCAAATGTCGCATTTGCACGCACAATCATTTGGCGTGTACGCAACTGGCGCTCAATTTGAGCCTCTGCCAAACTCACAAAGTCTGAAATGGCAGTCGCCAAGTCAGTGCGGTTTAGCCAGTCGCCAACCGAGGTCTTCAGCTCCGCATAAGTCGTGAGTGCCATCAGGTAACCTTTTCAGTTTCTTGGATTTCACGCATCACCCAAGTGTGGTCATGCTTGAATTCAAACATCCCAATGTGGCCTATTTCCTTGCTCACATCGTGATCTATCCATATCTTAAAGCCTGCATCTCTGGCTTTCTTACAAAAGAAAACATCCTCTCCAATGTAGCCGCGCTTGTCATGCCGCCATGGAGTCTCAAACCAAGGCTCTGACAAAGCCGCAAACACATTGGCCTTGATCAGCATCACACCCATACCAACTGAGCCAACTTCTTGCAGGCCAGTTGTTTCGGGCATTGTGTATACCAGCTCACGCTCGCCATTCTCTTTGTAAATCTGTGCAGTGGGTCCTGTAGGCATACGTCTGCGAGCGCAGTTGGTTGCCACAATGTCCAAGTCATGTTGCAGCAAACGCTCAATCATGTCCTGTGGAAACCGCATATCCGAATCAATAAAAAGCACATGGGTGCATTTTTCATGCATCGCGTCTAAGCACAATTCAGCTCGCTGGTTGGCAATAAGCGTCCCCTGTGATATTTTCAAGCTGACGGCATCATTGGTGTTCAATGTGTGATACGCCACCATATTGACAAGATCATAGGTAAACATGGTGTGAACCATGTCACGCGCTGGCGTGCAGACTGCAATGTATTTCATACTTTCCCAGGTCGTGTTCTAAAGAATTGATTGTCTGGATCGTTGAGCCATTTTTTCATGTACTCTTGATCATCGATCTTGCCCTCGGCCTTCATCTTGTAATAAAGCGCCTCGGGGATAGATGCCACCAAGTGCCACTCACCATTCCAGTTGGCCTTCTCGTCCACAGCGTTATAGATAGCCTTGTTAGCCTCTACCACCGCAGTCACATCTTGTTCAGTCTCGATGGTCACATCGCCAGTTTCGGCATTCTCATGCCAGTAACGCGAGATGCCTTGGTCTTTGTTTTCGCTAAGTAGTCTTTTGTGAATCATTTAAAAAAGGGGGGATTTCTCCCCCCTCTCCTATTGCTTACTATTAAGAAGTAACCAAGTCAGCGGCCAAGCCGTGAGCATTTTCTGCTAACACCTTCAATCCGTACTCGACAATGAGCATTTTTTTATCGGCATCGCCTGATTTAGCCAGATCGATTTGCTGATAAGGACGCAGCACAACTATCTTGGCGTAGTCAGGGTCAAGCACAAACGCATCACGCTCACGTTGGAAGCGGTTTGCAATCACAGACACATTGCCAAAGTCAGAGACATAAATGTCAACTGCACCGATCAATGTGGCTGGCTTTGCGCCGCCATCAATGTTGAAACGTGAAGACGCAATACCAGTGAAACCTGACACGCGCTGCTTGTTGACAGGGCCAACCATCAAGATTTTGGGTGTGCCGCCAGCAGTCCACACCTTTTGAATCACATTCTTGAGAATGGTTTCAGTGAAAGTGCGAACAGTGCCATCGGTACGCGCAGCGCTTGGCAGAGTGGTGTAAGTTGGGCTTGCACCATTGGTGGTGTCAAAGTCAATGTTGGTTTTCAAGAAAGCCAATAAAGAACCTGTCTTACGCGCTGTTGTCGAGTCACCAGCAACTGCACCAGTGTTTTGCAACATGATGAATTCTTGGTCACGCTTCAACTCAGAGCCACGCTTTGCGATCTGGTAAGCCAGTTCGCTACGACGGCCTGCCTTGTTCACCACTTCTTCAGTAGCTGACAAGACAATAGTCTTGCGGCTGATCTGACAGTAGTTTTGAACGCGAACAGTCGCAACCACCGCATCAAAAGTGCCGACATCATCACCCTCAAGCTGTGCATTGGCAGCGGCTGCGGCCAAAGTGTCTGTTTGAAATTCAAACAGAGTGTTGGTCACGTTTTCACGGCCAATGTTGGACATAAAAGGTGTTTCTTCGGGCGCAATGTTTGTGATCACATTGCTAAGATCTTCCCGAATACCCTTTGCAGAGTAAGTCAGAAATGTATTGCTAACAATAGCCATGATTTTTCCTATCCTAAAAGTTTGTAAATTGCATCAGCCGCATCATCAATGCGGCCCGTTTTTGCAAGACGCTGTTTTGCGCGAACTGCTTCAGTCGTATTTGAGATTCTTCCTGCTGCACCAGGCTTGGCAGGTCGAGGGCCGTTATTGGTCACCGGCTTGATGTTGCCCCTCTTGGACATCATCTGGTCGTAGAGTGCTGCCTTACGCAACATCAAGACCGCCCTGTGATCCACCACACTCTTCAGCTCGTCTGGTGTGAACCCGATCTTTTGACCGAATTCAACAAGCAAAGCCTTTTCAGCTTGAGCCTTCTTAGCGTCCTTCCAATCAGGGATGGCCGCCAATAAAGACTCTTGTTCCTGCTGCAACTTCTGTTGCATGAACTGTGCTTGCTCTTGCTGAGACAACTGAGTCAGGCGCTGCTGCTCACTTTGAATGGCTGCTGCCCTGTCTTGGTTATCCCGCATCACCTCGCGCT